AAATAATTGAAACAGAAATAAAGGAACTTGGCGGTACAAATCTAAAGTATGAGATTGTTGGTAGTTACCGCCGTGGTGCGAAAACATCCGGTGATATAGATATAATAATTACATCAAGTGATACTGGTATATTAAGTAAGGTAATTGATAATTTGAAAAATAAGGACATAATAATTGAAATACTTTCACAAGGAGATACCAAATGTTTAGTTATTGTAAAAATGCCAGGGCTGCCTTATGCAAGGCGTGTAGATTTCATGTTTACACCTCCAGATGAATATCCATTCGCGACCTTATATTTTACAGGAAGTAAGGCGTTTAATACAACAATGCGTAGTTATGCGTTAAAATTAGGGCTATCACTCAATGAACATGGTTTTTATTATAAAGAAAAGGGAAAGGGAAAAGGAGGGAAAATAGATAAGACTTTTAAAACAGAGGAATCAATATTTGAATCATTATATTTAAAATATAAGAAACCAACTGAACGTGTGGACGGTCGTGCAGTAGAAACAACATTACCAATTGTATATGATAAAGATATAGAAAATATAGAAAAGAAGGGTCAAAGTTGCTATAAATCATGTGATACAGTACCAAAGGGTGAATGTGTAACTGGATGTTCTCCAAGTTGGACGGATGATAAGTTAAATGGGTCACGAAATTGGTGTACGTGTAATTTACGAAATACAGATTGTATAATATCAATATGTCCAGCACATGAAGAACCAGTTATAACAAAACCAGAAAAGAAACAACGAAAAACTAAGAAAAAATCACCAGATGATAAAGTAACAACAGATTCGTCTGTTCGTAAAACCAAGAAAAAATCACCAGAAAAAGAAACGAAACCAGAAAAAGAAACGAAACCAGAAAAAGTAAAGAAAACAACAAAACGGGTGAAGATTGTAAAAGTTGCACCGCGAATAGTAATAGAAGAAGAAAATGAAAATCCTGAGATAAATATTACAACAGATGAGTTACCTGAATTGGTACCCATATTACATATGGATAAGAAGGAAAATATTACAATATCCAAAGTAGAAAGCAAAATAAGTCCAAAAAATAAAACACGTAAGGATGTAAATAAAAAAAAGAAACTCAAAATAAAAGAAACCGATATAAAATTAAATTCTCAACAAGATAATATGGAAACTAAAATACAAAAAGCGAAAGACTTTATAAATAAATTTCGTCAAGATGGTATAGATACTTTATCTGTATTGAGTGAAACAGAAATAATAGAATTATGTGAAACAGCAAGTCATATGTATTATAATACAAAGGTTTCAATAATGACAGATGCTGAGTATGATATTATAACAGAATATGTAGAACGTGTATATCCAGCAAATACAGAATTAGACCAAATAGGTGCAAAAGTAACAAGGAATAAAGTAGAGTTACCATATAAAATGGCATCTATGGATAAAATAAAACCAGATACAAAAGCACTAACAAATTGGTGTCAAACGTATAAAGGGCAATATGTATTGTCATGTAAATTAGATGGTGTAAGTGGATTATATACCACAGAAGGTGAAAAACCAAAGTTATATACGCGTGGTAATGGAACAATCGGGCAGGATATAAGTCATTTATTACAAGTATTTCAATTACCAACAGAACCAAATATAGTAGTCCGTGGCGAATTTATAATACCTCGTGTTGTTTTTGACGAAAAATATAAATCCAAATTTGCAAATCCTCGTAATTTGGTGTCGGGAATAATAAATAGTAAAACAATAGATGAAAAAGCAAAAGACATAGATTTTATATCATATGAATTAATTAAACCAGAATTACGTCCAAGTGCCCAAATAGAAAAATTAACAGAGTTAGGTCATAAAGTAGTCCAAAATAAAACAGTAGACCAATTGTCAAATGAGATGTTATCAGAATTGTTAATGGATTGGAGAACAAATTATGAATATGAGATAGATGGTGTAATTGTAACGGATGACCATATATATACACGTAAAGATGGAAATCCCGACCATGCGTTTGCCTTTAAAATGGTAATATCAGATCAAATTGCAGAAGCGAAAGTAGTAGATGTAGTGTGGACACCAAGTAAAAGTGGTTATTTAAAACCTCGCGTAAGGATAGAGCCAATTAAGTTAGGCGGAGTTACAATTGAATATGCAACTGGATTTAACGGTAAATTTATCCAAGATAATAAAATAGGTATTGGTGCAATAATACAGATAATTCGTAGTGGTGATGTAATTCCATATATAAAATCAATAACAACTGAAGCAGAAGTAGCGAAAATGCCAACAGAAGATTATCATTGGACAGATACCAAAGTAGATATAGTACTTGATAATGTAAATGTAAATGAAACAGTTCAATCCAAAAATATTACTGATTTTTTCAAAGGTTTGGAGGTGGATGGTATAGGAATTGGCAATGTAAAGAAAATAATGAAGGCGGGATACACAACTGTACCCGCGATATTAAAAATGACAAAGGACGATTTCCACAAGGTTGACGGGTTTAAAACAAAAATGGTGAATAAAGTACATGATGGTATAAAGACACAAATTGATAAGGCATCATTATTGGATATAATGGCAGCTTCAAATAAATTTGGTCGAGGTATAGGGAAACGAAAAATCAAGCCAATTATGGATGCTTATCCAGATATATTGACGAGAGATGAATCCATAGATGAAAAAATAGCACTATTACAAACAATAGATGGAATAGGTAAAGAAAATGCAAACAGTTTTGTAACCAATATTCCTGTATTTTTAGATTTCATGAGAGAATGTGATTTATACTCTAAGGTAGATAATTCAACAATACAGTTACAAAATGAATTTCAACCAATAGAAGAAGTTACTCAAGATGAAACAAATCCATTATATGATAAACATATAGTAATGACAAAGGTACGTGATGCAGAAATAATAGAACATTTGAAAAAAGTGGGTGGAATATTAGATAATAATATAAGTAAAAAAACTTATGTTTTGATAGTAAAGTCATTAGATGATATATCAAATAAAACAAAGAAAGCAAATGAGGAAAAAATTCCAATAATGACTCCTGAAATGTTTAAAGATAAGTATATGAAGTAAAAAAGTATATACATTTGTATAAAATATAATAAAAAGTATTATATTTTCTAATAATTATCAATATTATATATATTTTGTGTAATATTCAGGTAATGTATCAATATTAATACAAGTATTTTGGTGTATTTCAGTATTAGGTTCAATAATATATTGTTTAAAAACAGCATAGTTGAGTTGATCATCGGGAGTTTTATTATGAACAGTTCTGGCAATCATTTTATATAATTTAAAATTAGGGTATCGTTCTTCTCCGTTCTTTTTATAAAGAATATTTTTATTGTTATCATCAAGACACCAATTATAAACAATTTGTTGAAATTCATCGTAATCAGTAATAGGTACATCGTCATCAATAACAAAATCGTATAATGAACAACCCAGTCTGCATAAATCAAAACTGTAATTAGGGTCTAATCTCGGTTTATCATTATCCATATATGGTTCACAATTATATTGTGTAGATGCATCACCAGATGGTGCAAAACTGTCACTACAAAAGCGTTGTCCATTATAATTATATATAGCCCTACCAAAATCAATAATTTTGTAAATTTTCCCAAATGTAGGAACTTTGTATGTATTGCGTTTGTATACATAATATATAAATTCTTGTTCGGTGTTTACATACATAATATTATTAGTATGTAAATCATTATGTGTAAATTGCAATGTTTTTTGGTAACATAACAATGTCATTATAATTTGCATTAATATAGATATACCTTCATCTTTATCCATACATTGGGTTTCAAACAAATTATCAAGAGTTCCGTCACATTTTTCTAATGTTATAGCCTGAACTGGAAATTTATTAATATATGCAAAGCACTCTTCAGGTTCAATACTGGAATCATCATCATCATCATCATCATCATCATCATCATCATCTTCTTCTTCTTCATCATCATCTTCTTCATCATCATCATCTTCTTCTTCATCTTCTTCTTCATCATCATCATCATTATCTTCATTTTCTTCATCATCATCTTCTTCATTATCTTCATCTGTATCATTAGTATCACTATCATTATCACTATTAGTGGAACACGTACTATTTGTAGAAGTTTTGTTAGATATATTAGGTTTGGTATATATTAGATTACTTTCTAATTCTTGTATGGGTTCAACTGATATTTGATTCGATAGGTCATTGAGAGATATAGAAATAATATTTTCAATGTTAACATTAGAATTATTATGTGGGGTATTTGAAATACAGATACGAGGTTTATTTGCATGTGAACCATAATTTTTATAACTATCTGTATTTATGGAAATAGTATGAAATAATTTATTATTGTTTGCATTAAAAAAGGAAGAAGATTGCAAATATTCGTAATCATCTGTAATATCAATTTTGAACTCCTCTTGTATTCCCAGGAATGACCCATAAAAATCAATACAATGTACAATAGAATGTTGATGTAATAATTTACTGGATAAATAACTAAAAAAGCAGTCAACATAGGCCATATTATTTGAATCGCATAATTTTGAACAAACATTTTCATTAGTTAATGTAGGTAAATTATGCATTTTATCACGAATATTTTCATATTTACCAACCATATATCGTGCAGGGTCTAATAGTGGAGAATATTTAATAAACACAGGTGTTTGTATGAAACTATCAGTATCAATATTTAAGACCGTATTCATATCAACAATTTGTAATTTATTATTTAATCCAATACGGTTATAATTAGTTTCGTCGAGCGAGAACCACTTATTATATATAGGATTATAGCCCTGAATATGTTGTATGTTATATGGATTATAAGTATTCTCAGTGTCAAATTTAATATTGGAAGATTGTTCTAAATTAGTTAATGATATAGGTTTATACTTAGAGTAGTGGATGTCAAATTTAGGAGTTTTACATAGAGTAGACATATTATAAATGTAAAATACTTTATAAGTGGTTACCATATTTTTTTCACAAAGATTAAACTAATGTAACTGTGTTTGTCCTAAAAATACTTTATATGTAGAGTAATTATAAACACAAATTTATAGATTATGACTCTTGAATTGAAAAAATTTAATATGCGTGATATTACATTTAAACCGAATGAAAACAAAGGACCAGTTGTTGTCTTAATTGGAAGACGTGATACAGGTAAGTCATTTTTAGTAAGAGATTTATTATTTTATCATCAAGATATACCTATAGGAACAGTAATATCTGGAACAGAAGCAGGTAATGGGTTTTATGCAGCACATGTACCAAAGTTGTTTATTCATGAAGAATATAATACGGTATTAATAGAAAACGTACTGCGGCGACAAAAAACAGTACTAAAACAAATGAATAAGGAAGTAGAAATGTATAAACGTACAACAATAGATCCACGTGCATTTGTGATTCTGGATGATTGTTTATATGACCAATCATGGACACGTGATAAAATGATGAGACTATTATTTATGAATGGACGTCATTGGAAAATAATGCTTATAATTACAATGCAATATCCGTTGGGTATTCCACCTAATTTGCGTACAAATATTGATTATGTGTTTATATTAAGAGAACCTTATTTAACGAATAGAAAACGTATTTGGGAAAATTATGCGAGTATGTTTCCAACATTGGAATCATTTTGTGCAGTAATGGATCAATGTACTGAAAACTTTGAATGTTTGGTTATCAATAATAATTCAAAATCAAACAAATTAAATGACCAAATCGCTTGGTATAAAGCTGAAAATCACCCTAATTTTAAATTAGGTTCAAAAGAATTTTGGGATATATCAAAGAATATGGGGTCTGATGATGAAGATGAGGCATATGACCCGAGTAAAGGAAAGAAAAAAACAGGACCAAGTATTAATGTGAAAAAATCAAATTGGTAGTAAAATAATATTTGGTATTGACAAATAAACATTAATCGTCAAATGTATCATCAAATATTTCATCGTCATCATCATCATCATCATCATCATTATAAAGGTCAACCATTCTATCATTATTTTCTACATTAATATTTTCTACATTAATATTTTCTACATTAATATTTTCATGTTCAATCCTGGAATCATCACCTGTACTATCTTCATCGGTATCATAAAATGCTACACTATTAATTATATTATTTCTAGGAAAATAACTATATAATATGTAGTTGTACATATCTTTTTCAGCATCTGTACTATCTTCTATAATTTCAATGTGACTGGTTTCGTAGTTTTTATAATAACAATTTTTAATATATTGTGGAAATTCTGTATTATACACCGATATTTTTTTTTTTGTTTTAATAAATAAATTATCGTTATTGATAATCTTAGTTATTTTGCGTCCAAATCCAGGCGATTTTTGTTTAAATTTGTTTAACTGATATAATAATTCAACTTGTGCATTTGTCTTGGTTGATGTACATAGGGAATAGTTTGATGAATAATATAAATGTAGGTAAGGTTTCATAGCACGAATCAATATATCTTCTGGAAATTTGTTATGTATACGAATCCTCATATCATCTTTATTACAGTTATCATTATACATTTCCAACATAGTTTTAATATCACGTATTAGGTCTTTATTACTATTACTATTATGATTGTTAGTCATTGTTTTAATATGCATTTCACGTATCATATGTTCGGTGTTATCTCTAAAAACTTTTAAATGAAAATTATGTAAAAAATATTGATGAAAAATACTGGGTAATATAAAACCGCCATGTTTCATAAAAAAGTAAATATTATATAGATGTGATTTGTCAAAAATACTATTATTATATGGATTTTTTATAGGTAATGGTTCGGCATGAATATAGGGTGAATTAATTAATGCATTTTCAATAATTTTGGTTAAATCGCTTTTGGTAAACAAATATTTCCTACCATATTGTAATAGACTACATACAAAGTACTGATTTTCATTTATAGGATTCATAATTAAATCATGTTGATTTGATAAATTGCTTATTTTCCATTTATATTTTCGTACCAATTTACACAAATTGTTGTGTATGTATTGGATATCCTGAAATATTGATAAAAATTCTGTTTTTTGGTTAGATGATATGAATGGGTTATCTAATATACTTTTAAGATAAATAAATTTTTCGTTTCGATAGGTAGTTTTTGTATTCAGTAACCTATGTATAAATGATGTAGAAAGAATATACATCAATTTATTTGGTGCTTTTTGAAAATTAATAAAGGAAATATTAAAATAAGATGGTTTATTAAAATAATCTTTACTCATACAAACTGGCTCATTCTGGTTTGATACATATTTTTGATATAATATATCTGTTATTGTAGTCATATTATATAATTGTTTTTACTATATAATATATATTTGCATATCTATATCCTTTTTATTAAATTATTACGTACTTATATTTTTTAATCAACTTCTTCAAGGGAATCCTTATTATTAGCTTGTTCCATTAATAGTTCATTTCGTAATTGGGTTGACTCTGCATCAGCAACTTCACGTTCTTCAAAATTAACAGTTTCTTTCACACCAATTAGATTACCATCATCGTCCATAGATTGAGTAAGTACATTTCCACTACTTTTAGCTTTCTCAATATTTTCCATAATGGCTTGCTTTTTTGTTTCCCGAACACGTTCCTCAAACTCTTTCTTAGCCATTTCTTCATTTTTCATTTTTTCTTGATGCAATGCATTCAACTCTTCTTCCAAGTGTTCAACTCTACCAGTCTTGTATGCATCTGGGTCCCATGGAATCCATACACCAACGGGTCCAACAAAAATATCATGGTTTGGATCTTGGTCTCGTAGTTTTTTACATTTTTGTTCGGCCTCTTCCTGACTTGCAAATACACCACGTACCTTTAGGCCACGTGTTGATGTTTGAAAAGAATGTTCCTTATTAAATTTCTCATTAAGTTTATCTTCTTGTTTATCCATGAAATTTTTATAATCATCCTCGATTCCACTCTTCTTTAATTTATCGCTTTCTTCCTTTACAAAATCATTGAAATCAGCAATTAAGGTGTCTACGTTCATATTGTGTTTATATGCGATAAAATGAATGAAATCAAAATATCGTTCCATTGATTTAGAAAACTCCCAATTTTTAATAAATTGGTCAAATAAATATACCTCTCGCTTTTTTAGAATTTTTTCAGGGGATACAAACGAAAGACATGTAAATTTTTGTCCAGCGATTGTTTGGTCTTCATCACATAAATCTACATATTTAGGATTAGTTTCACCGTTTGGCAATGTTTTTTTCTCAAAAGACGACATTATAAAATATACTCAACCTATATATTTAAGTGTTTTCTGGATAACATATTATTTATATTAATTGATTTAGTTTGATTTATTTTATTGTAATATAATATATCATAAAATGACAGAAATGGTTGACATGAATGAGCTTTTGAAGCGTGCTATCAAATACCTTATTGAAGGTTTGGCTGTGGCTATCTGTGCCATGTTAATCCCTAAGAAGGCTTTGGGTGTTGAAGAGATTGTTATTATTGCCTTAACTGCTGCTGCTACATTTAGCATTCTTGATGTATTTATTCCCTCCATGGGTTCAAGTGCAAGAAATGGTGCTGGTATGACCCTTGGTAGTACTCTTGTTGGTGGTATCCGTCTTGCTGCATAAGTATATATTTACACATAAATAATATAAATTAATATTAATAATATATTAATATTAATAATGAGTGACGAAGACGCTAATCTAAAACCAAGTGATATTGTAAAAGAAAATAAGGAAAGAGCCAATAATACTATTTTTAATAAAGTAAGTAAATCATTGAATGTAGATGCTGAACATATAGTGTGTCATAAAAAATGGCGATCACCAATGACTCCACATCAATGTGAATGTATTCATAAAAAATTAAATACTTGTTTTAATGAACATATATATAAATTATATAATTCCGTTGCATATAAAGAAACATGGTATGAAAATGTGCGGGAATTTATAGCCATTCATAGTAATATAGAACTTAATATAAATACAAGTGATTTGAGTGACCAAGAAATTTTAGAAATCAGAGATCATGGGTTTTCTCTTTTTGTAAGCGATGATTGTGCGGATATCGATGAAGATGAATTTGATGGACCAAATGATTTATCAATTGATGAGTGGGAAACTATAGATGATATTATTATGTATTATTATTTGAATGACACGAATAATAGTTAAATTTACATTATATTTTGATATTCTAAATATAATGTTTATACAGTTGGAAAATATTGCCAGTCTAAATCGGTGCAGACATTTTTCCATATCATATCTTGTTCCAATTGTTTTTCACGGTCTTTCATCATTGGAATATATGGTAAATATTGCATTTGGTCAAGTAATACACATAATTGATGAAGCGTATATGTGTAATTAAAAAAATTCGTTCTACTGGGTGGACAATGCACTGCCCATGGTTTTTGAATTTCAATGAATAATACACATAACGTTTCATGTAATTCTTCATTCATGACTGGAGGTTTAATACCAAACATTGAGTTAATATATTGAATATGTTCAAAATATTTATTATAACCTAATTTTCTCAATATTTCTCTCATTTTATCGTAATTTATTAATGACATATCTGTTATTCTTTCCTTTTTTATTCGTGCACGAATATCATTCATTACTTCATCTGGAATTTGGGTAGTTTCTTTTGCTTGAAATTGTGATAAAATTTCTTTGAAATGATTCAGTCTAATATAAGCAGTATATGACACCTCATTTGGTGGTTCTTTGTTTGTTGGTTTAGAACTATCTATGATATATGTAATAAATTTACCACATGCTGTATTATTACATATTAGTATTCCTTCTTCATCTTGTGGAATTAGTTCTCCAGAATTACATGTATCACATATATCAGTAGACACTACAAAATCTTGGATGTTAGTAATCTCATTAGTTACGTTCCGCCAATAATGCTGATATGATTGTTTGGATTTTGCATATTTATCATTGTTCAAATCTCCTGAATTTGTATCAGTAGCCTTTATTTTAAAAAAGGAATTGAGAACATTGGAATTTTGATTCACCGTATTTGAATCTACTGATATTTGTTGTTTTTGTTCAAAATAATCAAATACATGTTTTGAATTATTAAGCAAATATTCTTTCTTTTCTCTTGTAAGTGATGCAATTTCACGTCTTATTGATTTAATTCTATCGCACATATCCATATATTCATCATACTGGTTTTTATGCAGAGTTTTGATTTTTGCTTTCAGTTCTTCTTTCTCTTTTTCCAAATCTGGAATTGTTTCAGTTTCTATTTTGTGAAATTTATTCAACAATTCAGTGTGTTTTATATCAATCGTATGTAATCCTGTTGTTTTTTGTGGATTACCCTTTTTTTGGTTCGAATTCATAGAATTGGTTGTAATAGTTACTTATGTGTTTTTATGTTGCTTTTTTTGAATTGGATTTTTTGATTCTTTTTTTGTTTTTTCGTGTTTGCTTATTTTTTACATAAGAAATTCGCTTGGTTTGTTTTTTGGGTTTTTGTTTTCTTGTTTTATTTTGTTTCTTTGTTTTATTTTTACGTGTTTTTTTCCCACCACCATAATCACCATGACCATCATGTGTTGTATAGGTTGGCGCTGACCACGGACGCTGATGACGAGGAGGTTCCTTGTTGTTGTCAGGATTCACTGAACTTGACCTATCTGGTGGTAAACCTTGAAATATAAATCTTGGGGAATTGCTTCTTTTACTTGAGCTTTCAGTACCAACGGGTGCATGAGGGCTGCTGCTGGACCGTTTACTTGGTGTATTAACAACAGTTTGAATATAACTTGTCAATTCTTGAGTAAATTCATCTTCATTTTCACTATTTGGTTGACTTTGACTATCACTATTATCACTGTCTTTAACTTCTTCTGTATCAGGGAAAGGTTGACTATCATCACTATTCTCATTGTCATAACTTGAATTGAAAGGTTGACTATCATCACTACTTGAATCTGGATTTGTTACCAATGATTTTATCTGGTTAATATGTTTAAACATTTCGCCTTTCAAAAAATCTATACCCTTAATCCTATCAATCAGGTTTATCAATAACATTATGTCGCGTTCCTGTGCATATTCAGGCAGTTCTTCAGTCAGTTCTATAGTATATGGGTTTTCACTATATAAGATTTTTTCAAAAAGGTCTTTATAGGAAGGCCCTAATGATATTTCAATCTCGTAAATATCATTTTGTAAAATTTTAATATCATTTTGTAACTGGTTAATATATTCTGTATCATTCATATATGTTGCTGCTGGTGCTGCTGCTATTTTCATTGATGTTGGTTCTGCTGCTGCTGGTGCTGCTGCTATTTTCATTGCTGTTGGTGCTGCTATTTTCATTGATGTTGGTTCTGCTGCTGGTTCTGCTGCTGCTGGTGCTGCTGCTATTTTCATTGATGTTGGTTCTGCTGCTGGTTCTGCTGCTATTTTCATTGCTTGGCCTTTTGTAGACGTAATTAATGTATCATGTACGTATTCAATATTATCAGTATAACAAACTATATTTAATTGATAATCTGTAAAATCACCATTACCCAGATCATTACCACCATTAAATATATCTGAAGATAATAATGTATTGATATAATCTAATGTAACTGGTGTTTTTGTTGCGGTTATAAATTCTTCAATTTCTTTCCAAAAGTAAAATTCAAATAATTTTTTAAATTCAATATTAAAACAATCTGTATCTGTATCGTCACAACAATCCGCATCTGTATCACTACATAATTCGTATTCACTATCGTCACTATCGTCACTATCGTCACCTGCACCAGCAGCAGGAGGAGTACCACCATGTGTACGTCCAGCCATTTCAACTGCAATCTTTTTATATGCATTAAAAGAAATATGGGTAAAAAAAGTAGCTATTTGTATTAGTGCGTTAAGTTGTGACACATTCTTAGTGGTTCTTGGACGAGGTACGTTTCTATTTAATACATTTACACGTTTATTTAACATAGTAACTATTTCCGTTGTACGCTTATCTAAGACTACACCGTGTAAAGGCCTGGTATGTTTTTCTCCTTGAAATTGTATCAAGTTGTCTTCACTATCATCACATTTATCTTCATTAATAGACTTTGCCCAAACTTTATCATCTTTTCCATTATTTTTGTTTGGTTCTTCTGGGTGTCCATCTTTATAACAACATTCTCTTTTTGAATTTTGTACTTGGTCCAATAACATTTCTACATTATTTTCATTAACTTGCCAAATATTATCTTTAAAAGAAATAATCTCGATATTGGATTTCTCACTATTACAACAGGTACAAGAAGGTGCATATATACATGTTCTACAATCTTCCTCTACATCAAATGTTAGTTTATCATCAGTTTCAATAAACCCAAATGTTATCATTACTTGATATATATTTAATAAATGTTCACAAGGTGCTCCACACTTATCGGATTGCATGTTATGTAAACATAATCCACATATATAACATTTATGAGTACCTGGCCAATTATCTGTACGAAAAGCTATATCACATTGTGTATCATCTGCAGTTGGGTTAAGGATATTACGTGCATCTAATGGTCTGTAACCCGAATTAGAATTTTTTTTGGTACGACCAAATCGTACTTTACCTTCGGGCGATAAGCTTGCTTCTATAAATTTTTTAACTACTCCAGTATATGAAATAGATTTTTTTGAAGCTTTCTTTGCAGAAGATTCTTTAATCCAATTATTTAATAATTGTCTAATTTGTGTTGAATGGTCATTGGGTGAATTACGTAACTCTAATGGAACAGCTTTACTTAATACATGAGAAATAGAATGTACTGTATTAAATAAATCTGTTTTTAATGTCTCTTTATCTGGGTTTTTCTTACTACAATCCCTTATAATTTTTTGAAATTTGTCTTGAAAATCGGTATATGTTTTATGAAGGTCTTTTAAACATGCAGTTGCTTTGTTTTCTAATTGTTTTTTTGATAATTTTTTAACTTTTATCTTAATCTTTGGTTTTGCTTTTGGGGGCATCGTATTTATATAATCAAGATAAAAAAACAAACTCGTAAATGTTTAAAAAATTCTGTCTAAACCAACATTATAGAAATGTCTTCACCTAAAACAATAGGATTGCCAGATCATGTACATATATCAAAACCAGCTTTCCAGAAAATGTTGTTTATAACAAATGCTCTGGAGCAAGGTTGGACAGTCCGCAAATCGCAAGAATCCTATATTTTCACTAAAAAACATGAAAATCGCCAAGAAATATTTCAGGAGAATTATTTAGAAACATTTGTTGCATCAAATTTGTCCACCGATTATGTTTTGAGTAGTCAAGTTTAGTATTAAGAGATTACTGATACATAACAAAAAACGTGATGTAGATTATTTTCTCTGCATAGTATGAATCAAACAGTCATATAATAGTATTTGGTAATATATGAAATTGTGTCAATAACATGTTTATAACGAATAACCAAGTAGCAATTTATTTAGGAATATTTGAAATAAAAAGAAGTATTAATTTTCTTTTTATTTATTTCTCTCAAATTATTTTCTTTGTATACCTTATAATCCATACATAATGGCTGGAGGTTTAATGCAACTCGTCGCCTATGGCGCACAAGACGTGTTCCTTACCGGAACCCCTGAGATTACTTTCTGGAAGGTGTCCTACAGACGCCACACCAACTTTGCCATGGAATCCATTGAGCAAACATTCTCCGGTCAAGCCGATTTCGGCCGCCGTGTAACATGCACAATCAGCCGTAACGGTGATCTTGCCTACCGTACCTACCTTCAAGTTACTCTTCCTGAGATTAACCAAAACATGGGTAAGAATGGTAATGATGATGTCTATGCCCGTTGGTTGGACTTCGTCGGTGAGCAACTTGTTGCCCAAGTTGAGGTTGAGATTGGTGGTCAACGCATTGACCGTCAATACGGTGACTGGATGCACATCTGGAACCAACTTACCCTTTCCAAGGAGCAACAAGCTGGTTACTACAAGATGATCGGTAACACCACACAACTTACATACCTTACTGACCCCGACTTTGCCGATGTCTCTGGTCCCTGTGCCGCTGGTGGACCCGCTCAAGTCTGTGCCCCTCGCAAGGCCCTTCCTGAGACCACTCTCTATGTTCCCCTTCTTTTCTGGTTTTGCCGCAACCCCGGACTTGCTCTTCCTTTGATTGCTCTTCAATACCACGAGGTCAAGATCAACATTGACTTCCGTCCTATTGGTGAATGTCTTTGGGCTATGAGCCACATGGACGGTACCACCACTACCGCTACCAGTTCTTCCGGTGCTTACCAACAATCCCTTGTTGCCGCTTCTCTCTATGTTGACTACATCTTCCTTGACACAGATGAGCGCCGCAAGATGGCTCAAAACCCCCATGAGTACTTGATTGAGCAACTCCAATTCACAGGTGATGAATCTGTTGGTTCCTCTTCCAACAAGATCAAGCTCAACTTCAACCACCCTTGCAAGGAGCTTGTCTGGGTTGTCCAACCTGATGCCAACGTTGACTACTGTGCTTCTTTGGAGCCTACTACTCTTCTTAACAAGACATTCGGTGCTCAACCTTTCAACTACACTGATGCCATAGATGCTCTTCCCAACGCCATCCACGCCTTTGCTGGTGATGTTTCTGCCTCTGGTGCCAATGCTTTCATTGATGGTTCTGGTCTTTTTGAGACTTCTACCGCTGGTGATGCCGGCAAAGAGGCCACTGTCAATGGTATAAATGTAGAAGCCGCTGCTGGTACTGCTGGTTCCGCTCTCTCTGACGCTGGTGCCTTCGTCCTTGCCGAGTCTGCCCTTGACATGCACTGCTGGGGTGAGAACCCTGTTGTCACCGCTAAGCTCCAACTTAACGGCCAAGACCGCTTCTCCGAGCGTGAGGGTTCCTACTTTGACATGGTCCAACCTTTCCAACACCACACACGTGCCCCCGATGCCGGTATCAACGTGTACTCCTTCGCCCTTCGCCCCGAGGAG